CTACGAACGATAATGTTAATAGGCCTACAATGAATTGTACCGCGCTACTAAAAATCTGTTTAACCGCCTCCCACAAGGCCGTAAAGTCTCCGTTAATAACAGCGCTAAACAACTTGATAGCGCCGTCTATAATCCCGATTGCACCCTCTATTACATCAACAATAGCGCCCCATACGAATTTTACTACGCCTAACACGATAGGTAATACCGTCTCCACTACCGAACTAATAATATTGAATGCTGTTGTGACTATATTTATAATACGCTCTCCGTTAGATTCCCAGAATGTAACTATTTCCGTAAGTATGAACGATACGAAGTTAGAAACAGTAGTTAATACGTTAGTAATGAATGGTTCAATCTGTGTCCACACGGCTGTAGCTGTCGTGAATATTTGTTCTTGATATGTGTTAAAGGTCGATATAACGCCTTGTAAAGCGTTGTCTATAGCTGTTACTATCTGTGCCCCTATCGGTACTAAAAAGCCCGTTACAGTCCTTACAATGCTATCAAATCGCGCTTGCGTTGTGTTAGCTAAATTGTCTAATATAGTGTTAGCACTTCCGGCAAAGTTAGATACCGCTGTACTACCAGTAAATAAAGATATAGCTACGTCAGCGCCTAAGTCTTCAAACTTAGTTCCGAATAAATCTACACCGATAGAGTTTTGTAATAATGCATCGTCAATACCCGCTAGCGCTTGCCCTGTTGTTTCTGATAATTGTTGTACACTGATTTCTCCGTTTTGGAATTGTTCAAATGCTAGTTGAGCATTACCTCCTAACCTAGCGAAAGCGTCTGCTGTAGTAGTACTAGCATCTTGCGCTCTGATACCGAACTCCTTTACAATATCATTAATGTAGTCAAGGTTATATACGCCTTGTTGCGATCCGTTTATAAGGAAACCAAAAGCCTCCTCCGCGCTGTACCCATACTGTTGGAATAACGGTATATATTCCGAAATGTTATCGAACAACTCTCCACTAAAGTTTAGTCCGTTTTGCGCGCCATAAGCTAATAAATCGAATGCTTCTTGCGCTTCAATTCCGTAAGCCTTAGCTATATTAGCGCCCGCTCTAGTAACTTCATTTAAATCAGCATCAAAAGTTTGCGCTAGCCCTAAAGCCTGATTAGTGACTTCTTGTAAGTCTTCGTTATTAAGGAAGCCAATATTTTGTCTAACTTTAGATAAAGCCTCTGTAACTTCTCCTAAACTTTCGCCAAAACCTTTATTATAGATATCTCGCGCTACATTAGTTAAATCTTGCGCCCGTTCCGCCCCGATACCCAACTGATTTTGTAGCTTTACACTAGCTTGTTCGGCCTCTAGGAATTGGGCAACAGCAACAGCACCGACACCCGCAATAGCCGTTGTTAAAGCTGTAACGGCGACCGTAACAGCACCGAAAGCCGGAGACAGCTTACCCGCTTGGTTAGATAGTCTATTAAGTCCGTTTTGCGCTTGTAAGCTATCTAATAAAACGTCTATTGTTATGCTACCATTAGCCATGTCTAATCTCCTTTCAATTCATATATTTTTTTTAGTTTCCTTAGTTCTTCACGTTTTTTAGCGTTTTCGCTACCTTTAGGGAATGGGGCTTGGCGTATTTCAATCACTTTCCGAAGTTTAGTGTTTTCTGATAGTCCATTGAGCAATGAATTGAACTCGTACCAATGTAATTCGCCTTGTTCTTTAAAAAGGTTAATGCCATAATCTTGCATAAAAGAAGAGAAAATGTAATCAGAATCTTGTGAGAAGTCAAAGACTTTTTTCTTTTCTTCTTTACTACGCTTAGGCATTGGATTACCTTTTAAATCATATTCAATTTCTTGTTCTTGACCTAACAAAGCATTAAAAGCCTCGCCCCATACAACTATCAACTCCTCAAAAGGCAAGTCTGGCAACTCTTCAAATAGCATATTAAGCCCAGTAAGAACCTTTACCCCATCAGAAAGCCTGTCGTCTTTTAACATTTCGAGAATATGAAGGATGTTGTCAAATGCCATATTAACAGCGTATTCTTTGCCATTAACCTGTATCGAATCTGGTAATTTATCGAATAGCCTCATAATGTCACTTCTTCTTTTTAACGTATTCTTTCATAATAGCTTCTTGATTATTGTTATTTATTAGACCGTTCACTTCTTGAGCCCACGCCTCTAATAGTTGTCGCGCAATATCAGCTAGCGTAATAACCGAAGGGTACTCTTTGTAAATCTCTTCTCCCGTACCTTCACCTAGTGTAATGTCGAATATTTCAGTCAACCCTTCTTTCGCTTGTTCGATAGTCGCCACTTGTAATCCGCTTAATTTGCGTTGACAAGCGTCCAGGTCCTTAGCTAGTCGTTGAATATTTTCGTCTGCTGTCGAAATTTCGTATTTCAGTTTGCCAATTTCTACCGGAATAACGTGCTTAGTATTAATAACGATTTTCATATATATTAGTCTCCTTGTAATAAAAAAAGATAGAAGGTTTCCCCTCTATCTGATTTTACCATATTATTAAATTGTAGCAGGGACAATAGTTGGAATAGCGTCCCACGCAATAGCACATTCGAATGTAGCGTATTCTTCGGCTACACCACCAGTTACTTTAATACCCGTAACTGTAGCCGGACCGTATAATACACTACCGTCTGTACGAACTTGACGGAATGCGATTTTTCGATCATTACCTAGCGCAAATTCTTTATCAGAAATAAACTTCATAGCCGGGTCTTCTACATCAAACATACCTTCAAAAGTATAAATTTTAGATACACCAGTTACATCCTGAATAGCTGTCCCGTCTCCATCATAAAAAGCTGTCGTTTCTACAGTTTCATCTGAATCGTCCGTTACTGTTGTAATCCACTTTGCTAGTTCTAACGTAGCCGTGTCGGCTTCAACCGTTCCTGTTAATGGTAATTCTCCCACGAAGTAACTCGTAAGGGCGTTTTTAATACGTGCCATACTTATACAACCCCTTTATTAATAGTTAGTTTTGCTGTTGCCGATAGTTCGTAAATAAACCAACCTTGTTCATCTTTCACCACGAAGTTAGGCGGTGTATCACTTACGAAGCTATCGAATACATAACTTCCGTTGCCAGAAGGTAAATCATTTATAGTAAGCAATGAATATTGAATAGCATTCAATGCACTTACACAGTTTTGTTGCTGTTTAGATTTCGTAACAAAAGAAATGTTATAATCTTGGTCGCGTATACCATCATAAAACTTTTGCGTAATGCCTCCAGGTAAAGCTGTTACGCTTATACTTTCGGTGTCCATAAGATTACCTACGTTAGAATTAGCATATAAACCTAAAGAATTGATAAATTCGTTTAGTCGCCATAAAAAATCTAAGTTATTCACCGACTAGCCTCCAATTCTATTATTCTCAACCAGTCGTTAATATGCCGACTAGACGCACGTTGGTCCCATCTGCCTCCGGTACCAGGCTTAGTATAGTTGCTAAAGTTACCGTAATATTGATAGTTGGCATAGGGTACATTCCATACGATACTTTTGTTATCGTTCGTTATATACGATAAACGCTTTAAGTCTCCACTTAATTCTGGTACATATTGATTGGAATCAGACAATATTTGATTAGCTAAAGCGAATTGGCCACGGTCTGTTATATCTTGCAAACGTATGTTAGTCCCACTTAAATCAATCCGTACTGTCATTATACCACTTCCAACTCGTAGTGATGGATTGTATTAGATTGTGGATGGTAGCAATTAACGACTTTATTAATAACCATTTCTTTTCCGTCAAAAACAACCTTAGATTTTTCTCTGAATCTTGTTGGTAAATTTGTACTATTTAATGCATCTACGAAAACGATTCCGGCATACTTCAACGAATCTTGTGTAGCATCACTAGAGTAATTCGTTCCGTCGTCATATCGTACGTTAGAAATAGTTACTGGGTCTAAAATGATATCGTTGCCATATTCGTCTCTCATGTCAGTATAAGCCTCATATTCGATTGTATGGATTAACCATGATAAGGGTAAAGGTTTTGCTAGCATATCGTATTAACCCCTTTATATAGTAATCCTGTAGGCCCTAGAATGAATGATACATCAATAGGGACATTTCCGTATGGGCTTTTTAATCCGCCCGAAGCACTGTTGCCCTCACTCATGCTAGTTCGTCCGATAGTTACAGATTGCGCTGTTGATTCAGTAAACATTTCCGTACCGCCTTTAGAAGTGTAATAGTCCATAGTAACGGCAACCGCTCTTTTAAAAGCATCTCTACGTTGTGGATAGTCATTCTCTAAATCGACCTTTATATAGAAGTAATTCGTAATCGAATCTAAAGTAAACGAAGCGCTAGCAAGTAATGAATTGAATTTATCTAAAGGTAATGGGTTACTACTTAAATTAGAATATTCATCATAAGTTAAATACAACTTATTCACCTTCTTTTTCTGTATTTACTTTTTTAACGCGAGTTTTTTTAGGTTTCTCTACTTCTACGATTTCGTAAAAACCTTTGGCGCTATTAGCGAATCGATCGAACGTTTCAATTAGTTCTGGGTCTTCAATTTCCACTATTTCACCCTTTTTAATTAATCGACCTTGCGAAATACTATATAAATCTTGTAAGTATTTGTATTTTTTCAATAGTCACAACCCCTTGTATTTATTAGGTTTTACCCCTATTTCCATTATACACTAAAAAAAGTTTTAAAAAGTTTTAACAAAATAGTTGACGTTATATAATTATATATGGTAAAGTTGTCTTACGAACAAGGGAACGCGATTCCCACTAGGAGGAAATTAAAATGTTCACAAAAGATACGCAAGGTAATTTATTCATTATAGAAAAATCGGAGGTGATTGTTCATCAAGAATACGCGACATACTTTCTAACTTGTTTAGATACAGACTTAGAATTTTTAGATACACATATTGCTGTTTTCCACGACGAACAACTAGATAATGTTTTGGAAATGTATGATTACGATAAACACCAAAATCACTTATATTAAGGAGGAAATTAAAATGAATGCAAAACAATTAATCTTAGAATTAAAAAAAGGCAAGGTTATTACTTATAACAAAGGAGGGGCTTTTCAAAAGTCCTTCAAGCAAGTAGCCGAAAAGTATTATTATAGCTTTAACAATACAGACTGGAACCCCACTTTTATAGACGTTGAACAAAAGGTTAAAAATCAATACGGGCAATTTACTTTAGGGGGTATTTAAAATGAAACAATACTTTACAATAGTTACTCATAATTGCGTTATAACTTACGAGAAGACATCAAAAAGGATTGTAGAAGAGTATAAGGATGGTACGAAAAATATTATCCCGTTTCCAGACGCGCCAACAGCGTTATACGAGTTTAAAAAAATGATTACGAATAAATAATGGATTAAATGGTAAGATTGATTACAGGGGCAATAAAGCCCCTTAAAACCTAATATATGGAGGAAATTAAAATGAAAACTAAATTAATCGGTATTTTAACACTATCTGCTTTACTGTACGCTTGCGAGGGGTCTGATATTGATGTTATAGTAGAGGAAGAGCAAAAGCCTGTAGAAACGGTCGAGAAAGCTGTTAAAAAAGAGGTGAAAAAAGTGGAGGCGACTGTTAATGACATCCTGGAAATTTACAACAATGATTTAAACGGTCAATTCGTAGTTACTTACAACGAGAAAGAAAAATGCTTTATCTTCTTGCCAGTAAATCAAACGTTCAATAAAGACTTAGTCGATATGATGCAAGAACGCCTACCTTTAGACGAATGGTATAAGGTAGTGGATGGTATGAGAAGCCTCACTCTAGCTACTACAGAAAAGCTAGGAGATGGATATGGTCACGCTATTATGAACCCTTACAACGCCGAAAATATTTTGCTATTAATAAAAGATGGTACGGTTTTATTAGACGCTTTCGAAGGAAGAGAATAGATTTAAAGCCCCTACCATTTAAGGAGGGGCTTTTTATTATATTTCTTCTACAGTAAGTATTCCCGTATAACCTAATAATACCATTGTTGCTGTCGCGTGAGCCGTCACACTCATTTTTATTGCTGTTGTAACTGTTGGTGTATAGTAATCTAAATAAGTATAAGCACCTCTTTGTTGTGCTCCACTTGCATTACCGTTTACTAAGCCGAAATTCGTGCTTATAAAGTCCCCGTTATCTACTCTAGTCAAACGATATTCTACTCTACCACTACCCTGGAATGTACCCTGGAATTGTATACGATAAGTCTTTCCGGCTTGTACGTTAAAACCTCCGTTATCCCTATTATAAGTCAATCCGCCTCTACTTTGAGTAATGTTAGTTAAAACAATTGGAGCCGCAGCTGTAAAACTTATATTGGCATTGTTTTTGGCTACTAATAAGCCTTTTTCGCCTCCACTACTACCGCCCGTTACAGAAATAACACCATTATTAACAGTAAGACCTTCACCGACTTGTACAACGCCTTTAGAAGTAGTCGTAGCATCATTTAATGTCGGCATAGGACCCGCTACACCTTGTAATCCTTGCGGACCTTGCGGACCTGTCGCTCCGATTAATCCCTGCTGACCTTGCGGACCTGCCGGACCTGCAGGACCACGCGGACCCTCTGGACCTTGCATTCCGTTAGCTGTAAATTGATAAATAATATGCCCGGTATCAAAAAAATATACATTACCCGTTTCAGTAGGATTATTTGGGCTGGATATATAAAAGAAAAATGTCCCTGTTTCATTCGCTAAAGCTATTTCTGCATTAGCTAGAGATGAATACATCCCAGACACTTCAAAACCTTGACCACGCGGACCCTCTGGACCCTCTCGACCTTCTGGACCTGCAGGACCTCGCGCTCCCTGTTGACCTGCTACACCTTGAATACCCGCTACACCTTGCGGACCTGCCGGACCTTGTTCCCCTTTGTCGCCCTTAGGGCCTTGCGGACCAACAGGACCTTGTGGACCTGGATCGCCTTGCGGTCCTGAATCTACATTTACATTCCCTAGTTCGTCCGGCATCATACCATTAACCGTTTGTACTCGCGGAATTGCTCGTAAAGTTCCCCATGCATCCATGCTAGGTAGGCTTGCGCGCGTAAGAGTAGGCAAGAATGTTCCATCTCGACTGGTATCAATTTCCTGTATAACTATATTTTGTTCGGGGAACGATTGTGTAATAATAATAATTTGTCCATCCTGTACCGTTGCGTTAGCTTCGTCAAATACCGACTTCCAACCTGGATAGCGTGCTTCGTTGTAATCAATAACCGCTACACTAGTTCCTTGCTGGAATGTGGATGGTAAGTCTGTGGCCATGATTTCAGGTAGTACCGCGTATTCTACAGGCACCTCTACATTACCCTCTGCATTAGGTCTGTTACCGTTGATACTTGCGATATAAGTGTCGAACAAGTCTGTATAATCTTGTTGTGTCGGCACGTAATTCGTAACGAATTTATTTCTTAATTCTCCGGGTGTTTTAACTACCATGTTCATACCTCCATTTAATGTTAGTGAAAAGCTTTAAAAACTCACCTCCTTTAAATGTTCGAAAAATAATTTAAAAAAAATAAACAAAATGCTTGACGTTATATAAATATATATGGTATAGTTACATTACAAACAAGGGAACATGATTCCCAACTAGGAGGAAATTAAAATGAAAAATTTAAACTTTGTACTAACAGTGACTGAAGAGAAAGGAAAATTTAACCACGTTGTAACTTTAGATCGTAAAGTAGTAGCTAGTCGTAAATCAGCAAAGACTTTCTCACACGTTGCAATCATAGAAGACAAATTCGGAATGAGCGAAATCGGATTCGGAAACAACCCCACTAAACTACAAAAAGACGTTGAATGGTACAAGGTTAATCGCAACGAAGACGGTATTGTTCTAACATTCTAATAAAGCGGGGGCGCAAGCCCCTTAAAACAAAATAAAAAATCGGAGGAAATTAAAATGAAATTTACATTGTATTTATTAAACGGACAGGAATTAATCTTAGATAGCTTCGAAAGCTTAGAGGCTTACTTAATAGACAACAAAGAGAAAGTTGATGTTATAGTCCCTCGATAGAACAAAAGCCCCTACCAATAAACGGTATGGGGCTTTTTATTATACTACGACTAAACTGTCTCCGATTGCGTCGAATCCAATCCCTCTTCGAGAGGGCGTATTAGGGTCCAGTTACTTTTGCAACAGCTTGTAAGTTATCTAATGGAATGTAAGCGCCATGTTTACCCGCACCTTGAATTACAACGCCGTCAAAGTCGATAGCTTCTTGTGTACGAGTTGTTGAGATACCGACGAACGCTTTACCTACACCTTGTGGATAAACTAAAGCTACATTACCTGCTAATTTAGCCGTTGGTACCGCTTGGATTACGAATCCTTTAAAGCGAGTAATTCCGTTTGCGTCGATATTTACAGATGAAGCTTTAGCTGTTGTTGCTAGTGCTCCATCAACGATAGCGTTATATAGCTCCGGAGAAACTTTAGCTACTACGTTGTTAGTATCAACTTCCAAGTTAATGTAATGAGCCGATAAAGCATCAAATAAAGCACGTACTCCCGCGTCGTCCATTGTAGCAAGTTGTTCTGTGTGTCCCGCGTTGTCACTTAAGTAAGTTGCAACAGCACCATCAATTAAATTAGCTTGTGCGCGAGCGTTTAATGCTAAACGGTCTGCTAATGCACGTTGGAAGTCGTTGTTTACTGTAAAGCGGTCGATACCTTCGTGGATAGCCCATGTACCAGTGTAAGGAACGTCAATGTTTGAGTAAATAACTTCGGTACGATTACCAAAACGTGTAGTATTTGCTGTACCTGTACCGAACGCTACATTAGCGTCAGTATTATAAGTTCCAACTGTTACCGCGATATCAGAAGTTTTAACAGAGAAAGCTGTTGCCGATTCTTTAACGCCGTCTAATGCTTCGATACCGCCCGCACTCATATCCGAGAAGTATGAACGCT